TGTAGATATTTTCAATTCTTAAATCAAGGGTTAATGTAGGTTTAATGAGATTGCACAACTTTACAGTTGTTAACTAGAATCACGTTGCAGTACGCTGCAAGCGGTGAAGCCGAATGGGTTGTGAGTGGCTTCGAGTGCAGTACGTTGCAGGCGGTCCAGACGCGCGTTAGCGCGTGCGCGTCTAGTGCAGGATCTTCTTATATAGAAAACCCGTGGTGTGGTTTGTGCTTCTGTCGAAGAAACTTCGACTGAAGCCCCCTTGCGCATACCACACGAGGAATGACCAGAGGATCTCGCATTCCCCGACAGAGAGATGGTAGTGGAACGCGTTGACTCTAATCATATGCTGGGCCTCATCGTTGTTCCGGATGAGGTGGAGCCAATCGGCGACGGCGGTTGAGTACTCGTCGGCTTGCTGCTTGGTGGTGTAAATGCGGCAAGCTGCTTTGTTGGCGAGTCTGGGCAGGTCGATGGTTAGCTCGTCACCGATGAGGTAGCCGACGAATGTACCGGTCACCCCTTCCTCCACTTTGAGTTCCCTGAAAGTGTGAATGCGGGTCACCATCTGTGATCTGATAAATCCGTCGTCACCTTTGAACCCAGCGACGAATGGCGCAGACACATCGTAAGCGCTGCCAACTCGAGCCATGTTATCTATAGTGTTATTCAAGTAGGTCATGGCCGTGCCGCTCTGGAATGCGTCTAGGGTCCAAAGGGTATAATCCAGTCCGCGCGCAGCCCATGCGCGAATAGTGCTGAACAGGATGTCAATCACATGCTCCGGTGTTCCAATGATGCGGAATAACCTCTTGACCAGCTCGTGAACTGCGGCGGTCTTTGTCGTGTCCTGTTCGCTAATGTCGGTGCAGACCGTCTGGTACCTACCTTCGGGTAGAGACCGAATGTCTGCATCGATACGTCGCTTGAAGTCTTCTGTGTTGGTTCCGTTGGGAAGGTGGACACCCGGTCGGCGGCATCTAATGATTTCCAATTCTAGGCAACGTACGTAAGCCATGCAAATGTGGTTAATAGTTTTAGGGGAAGCGGAGATGGGCTGTCCTCCCTTGAACTTATAACCACCGGCGTCGGTGGTGCTGCCCTGGAGCCAAGTCTCAGTCTTGAGGCCCGCCTTATCCTGTTGCTTGTTAAAGCAAGAGATCGTGCTAGTGGCGAACGCAGTGGACCCGTAGAGCCCTTCCTCCTGCCTAGCTGGATTCTTCTTGGCTACAATGTTTTGACACGCCTCCGCCTCAGCAACAGCGAGCATTTCTGGAGTAATCTGTGCTAGCTGATGAATCTTGATGAATTTGTTGAGCCCGGCGGTGAGCCGCTGAACTTCGGGTTCAAATTGATCCAGTGGCAATTTGCTACTAGCAGTGGCGTAGCGGCTGATGGCCGCCTGCAGCGAGTGATCCAGGCTGTTGGTCTGCGCACGTGACCGGCAGCGAGCTACGCTGATAACTCGC